ATAACCGCTTCTTTAATTTCACGTTCCGTTTTTCCTGTAAAATCGAAAGAATCGCCAAGAAGTGGCTTTGTTGTGCTAATGAGTTGCACACGCGCTTCTACCTGCTTGTCCAATTCATCTGCTGATACTTGCTTTGCCTTCTCTTTAGCAAGTTCTGTTTCAACGTTTTGCAGCTTTACTTCCAACGCATCATATCGCCCTTGTAACGCGTCCATGCTATCACCCTTGACTTTAGCTGTTTCTTCTTTCGCTTTTAGAGCATCGATGTATGATTTTACTGCTGGATCCACTTCATACTCTGAACCTTCAATCTTAATTTTTGCCATTTTATTTGTTCCTCCTTCATCTGAATCAATTTGCCATGCGTCACTGTCTGCGCGGATGGCTACCTCTGGACCAGCTCGCCCTTGCTCTACAATTGCAATGTGATTAATTTCAATGTTTCGCTGTACATATTCATATGGTTGCCCATTATATGTCCCCGCTTCTGCCACAACATCACTCATGAATCCGATGCTGATTTCTCGTTTACCATCATAAACCTTTTGAATAAGATCTTTATCAGTGATAGTCATCGATACATAAAGCTTCAAGTCCTCCACGTGAGCGTCTGTATGACTCATCCCCTTGGCATAAGCATGATAATTATCCAAAGTAACCGGTTCATTAGGGTGTTCATCTGTAATCGGTTTGGAGCGGGCTGAATTCATAGTGCGATCACTAAAGATTTCATCAGGCAACTTAGCTTCCATTTGCACTGTACCATCCTGCCGTGCATAAGGAAAAACACCAGGACGAGTAATCGGCACACGTACCGTTAAATACCCTTCTGGTGTTTCTGCATAATCGTTTATTAAACTGCGGTCATAGCGTTGTAATTTCAATGTTTCACCTCCCCTCAAACGAATAATCATATATAAGATTTCTTCTCTCCTAAAAACCTGTTTTAATCGCAAAATACATCAATGTAAGAATAATTCCACATGAAAGCAATGTACTGAAAAAGTTATATTTACCATCTCTCGGTTTTCCATGTTGAGCTAATGTAATACCTAAAGACAATACATGTATAATAATTATTGATAGAAACCAACCATTCACAATAAATCACCTGCTTTCCACATAATAAAAAGCCGTATTACTACGACTTTGTTCTTGTGTTACTGTTTTAAACAAATTAATCTTCTTCATCATCAAAAATAGGCAGTGCAATACATCGGCAATGAAAATCTTCACCAGGTAACCCAACAGAAGGTGGATCATCGTATGAAAATATCTTATCTTCAAGAATTTTATGAGAATCTCGGACACGTTCATCCTTCGATGTTCTCCATTTAAATTTCATTACGCCCATATTCTGATGACGTTGTGCTGTCATCTGTCCAAATAATGTACCTGATTGATCTATAGCAATAAATTTAGCACGGCGTTGAGACATGCCTATTTGCTCTTCCAATTGCTCACGGATTGTTTTGTAGCTACTGCCATCCCTTACACCATCATAAATAATCGATTCAATTTTTTCAGTATATTCATCACGGATATTTGTAATGTAGTCAACATTTTTCTGGATATTCTCTTTCATGAAAGGAGCAAGCCATGATTCGGTAGCTGTTAGTTCTATGCCTCTTACCCTTCCTTGCTGTTCCATATTGGTTTTATTCACCTGATTTAAATTTTTCATAAAAGAAGAAGCAGCTTTATTCACCCTTTGTTGTGAATACACAATTGAAACAGCTTTTTTGATATGACTTGTCAATTTTTTAAAAAAATCAAATGGACCATCTTGCACATAACCTCGGCCATCTTTCTGCATTCCGCTTTTTACTGCAGTATCGTATAACGCAAGGGTTGCCTTGCCCGCTTCTTGAACCAATTTATCGATGGAACGGAAATATGATGCAACAACAACGTCGGGAAAGCGAGTAGGTGGCACACGTTTAGCCATGCTGTCCATTTTCCTTCCATGCACTGTATACTTCATTGGCCATACGTTGCCATTGTGCATCATCGCCGCTAAACTTGAAATCCTCAGAAACGCCGAACTGCCCGAAGCGGGTCTCTCTAATTTCATCAGCAGAGATAACACCATTTGATACATAAATTTGGTCAGTTTCTGCAACGATTTTACGGATTTCTGCATCTGTTTTAGAATCGACAGACCAAAGTGGATTAAATTTAATTTCCCATTCAACTGTATCTGGATTAATACGACCTCCAGGCTCTTTTTCAGCCCATAATAGCATTCGGATAAGATGTTCGAGAAGCGGCTTCATTTCATTTTCCTGTGCAGAAGTAATGCGTGCATAGTAATTCATAACATCGTACTGCGCACCTGTTAGTGTGCCAGCCTCTTGTCCTTTAATGACACTCTTAGGCATACGAGCAGAAGCGGATATATAATCCCATACAAAGTCGAGTAAGTCCTTCATACCGGATACGGGAGTTGTTTGCTTTGTAAGTGTTTCTCCTTTAGCAATAAGAGCAAGCGCCTCTGTTCTAAACATAAAGTCCAGTATCATCGCGAGCTCTTTTTTTTCCTCTTTCGTCAGATTCTCAATGTCATCAGATTCATATACCTTAAACGTGAAATCATGCAATATTTGGCCGACGGACCATAGGGATGTATCAAGTACTGTAATAGCATCATATAACGACTCTAAAAGCGACATACCCTGTTCCTCATCCTCTAAGCGCCTCGTTTGGTCATGCAATACACGAGAATAATGAACCAGTGATTCTGTCTCTACGGATTGTATTCCGCTTCTAGATGCTCGGCTAATTCGTAAATTTTCCAGCCTTCCATAGTTCTTATCAAATACATCATCATTAATTAATAACTCGCTTACTTTCATCGATGAGAATGGATGCAGATAATCTATAGTAAGCAGACTATCTAATTTCAAAGGATGCTCTAACTCGAACTTATGTTTTTGTGTAACACCTAATGATATAAATCCGTCACCACGCATACGTTCGTACATCCTCATTTTCTTAAAAGCATCTTTTGCTTTAAGGTCCGCTAATCGCCCCATAATATCCCGAGCTAGTTGTTCATCTTTCATCCGAAGTGTGAACCAATGTCTTGTCATGTCCTCTGCTGGGATATCAACAATGTTTTGTACAATCGGATTATCAGCATATAAAGCAGATATTTCAGCATGTGTTAACTTTCTGCGAATACCAGGCACTTGCCGAGTAAGCTTATCCTTAGCACCCGCTTTCCCATGTCCTTGCATAAAATCCTCTTTGTACTGTTTAGCTACTTCGAGAACACTCAATCTTCATCACCTACCCATGCCTAACAATTTTTTTGTTCTATCTAACAAGCTTGAATTATTCGTATATAGCTGATTAAGCGCTTGTGTTAATGCATCCACCATGTCATCATGAGCCCCATTAGGGAAGCTCACCATTTCCTCTATGACATCATTCACCCAAGGACACATGTTCGGGTGAGGGAAATAAACGTTACCCGCTTCAAATAAAGGAGACACCGCGTTTGCACGTGCCTCCTTACCACCATCGGGATCCACTGGAATAATGCCACTGATTTCATCTTTTAATGTGTCTATGACAGCAGAACCGTTTGCTTTATCCTCGATATATTTACTTGTAGCTTTTGGCCATTTGTCAGTCATTGCGCGAATTGCTTTAACTGTATCTGGGAAGTTCATACGTTTGTGGTCCTGATCTAATAAGAAATAATGTGCCTTTTTACGTGACCATACTTGGCCCGCAACAAAGTCACTACTTTCTGTTTTCTTAAATGTACAGTCCCAAGATTGAGCCATTTTGTCAAAGTGAATCGGTAATACAATAACATCATCACTTAAACCCCAATCCCGCTTCATTTGCTCGTCTCGCACATAGTATTTAACCCATTCACGCTTAAAGATATTACCACCTGCAGGAGCGGGTCTTTGTTGGTAAAGAGATGCCCACGTTCGTGATCCAACCTCTGCCTTTTTATCCTCAGCCCATTTCTCATCAAAGCCGAGCTCTGGACATAACGGCTCGCCAATTTTACGGTTTAATAGATCATTTTCGTCCTCTGCAATGGCAGGTAATCGCAATCGCACCCACTTACGAGGGCTCCGAGCAAGCAAACGACCAATTAA